TGTAGATCCATATAAACAAGAAGGCTTTTTTAAAGATTGTAAGGATCTATTTAAAGGACTGGAAGTTATTATGTCAATTATTAAAAATATAGGATCGTTTAGTGCCCATACAGATAAAGCTAGTGTTTATGTAGCGCATTTCCTTAAAATATTTATGGACGTGAAGCGAATTGTAGAAAAGGGTTGTTCTTTGGAAGAGATAGTAGGAGTTATCATTAGTTTGTATTTATTGAAACGAGAATTTGTATCAGAATCATTGGACTCTCTCATGCTAGCCGGTGCGTCCATGATGTTGCCAGATAGTTTGTTGACGTTAATTAAACGAATGCAGTTGTTTTCATCAGCCAGGATTGCAGATGATATGAGTATGCTGCACCAATTCTTAGTAGTAATTTGTGATTTTATACAAGCTTTTGTCAAATACTTAAAATTGCCAGAGGCAATGGTTAATCATGTCACATCTTTTATAGATTCTTTAGGTCTTTTAGGCCACCATATATTATTGAAGGAAATAGCAAAGATAACCAAATTTGCCGCTGAAAACCCCCAGGCATTGATTAAACCTGATTATAGAGAAATGGTTTTTGCTATAGAATCTAAGATTAATGAAAATTCATCTATGGATGAGTGGAAGAGAAGATCACCTTCAGTAATGAAGGGTGTTACTTCCTTCCTTCGATTAGTTAAGTTATGTAGGCATTATGAGAGTGTTTCTCGTAAAGAACCTAGTTGTTATATCTTTGAGGGTCCAGCTGGAATAAAGAAATCAGTTTTAATGAGTCAAGTGGTTGCATCTTTAGAAGAGCCTGCGTACGTCCATATAGTACCTCCGAATGACTCTGGAAAAGATTTCTATGATAACTATGATAATCAAGAAATAGTAGTCATGGATGATGTAGGACAACAAGGAATCTCTCAATGGCGTACTATTATCAATATGGTATCAGGCGTTATGTTGCCCTTAGATTGTGCTACGGCAGAATTAAAAGATACGAAATTTTTTTCTAGTTCTAAGATTTTTATAACCGCAAATAATTTCCAAAATATACACCTCACTACTGGCTGTGGAATAGCTTCCAGAGAAGCATTGCATCGTAGAGGGTATGTTATTGATATGAATCAAGTCGTTAGGAATATGAGCACTGATCAAATGAGTGGTAAAGTGTGTTTTAAGATTTATAATTTAGTTTCTAACACGTTTGAAGAACGCTTTCCTATTGAAATGGAAAGTTATTTTACAAAGTATGTTCCCCATTTGAAACCTTTCTATAACCTCACGGGAGAGAGTGCAAGTTGGGATGGTATGGTAGTGTGGCTTGCAGAAATCGTTACTATGATAGATAAGGTTAAGGACATGTTTTATGAGGCCAATAAGAAGAAGAATGTTGATTTGACTGTTGTACGTGAATCAATTAAAAAGATAAGAGATATTAAATTTGGAGCTGAGACTAAATTTGTGGATCGCAATCCTCAAGCTAGTCTTGACGACTTTGCTCTCCCCAGAGCAGATATTGAAAAGGGGGGAGTTAGGGTTGTTTATCAATCAACCTTATTTAAGAGGTCAGTTTTGATAGCAGGGAGTGAAGTTGATCAGTACATTGAGCAGTTATTAAGTTTCGGGAAACCAGAAAAATTTTTAATACCTAGTATAAAGCGAAGTTATAAAAAATTGCCAAAAATATTTTATAACTTTTTCTTTTCTGATTGTGAGCCTGTTGACTGGAGTGATTCGCCTTCTTATTGGTTTGAAGTTATTCTGGATTTACTAAAGGGAGTCACAGAGAGTTTATTTAAAATTGCTTTTGCAATAGGTAGTGTAACTTGGAAAATAGTTTCAGATCCAGGTTTCATAGCTTTAATGTCTGTATATGCTATTATTTTGGTAGGATGCTTATTAGTTGATTATTTTGTGTCTAAGGCTGATTCCTCAAGTTCTTTTATGGCTGAAAATGAATTCCTTGATAAATGTAGCCAAGAGTTGTCTACTCCTTTGCAGGCTTTAAAGAAAAATTGCTTTTTTATGACTTTAAGTGGTCCTAAAGGAGATAATAGTTGTTATTGCCTTGTGAGTGGAAGAAGATTTATCTTTCCCGCACATATGCTTCTACATGATCCTCAGTATGTAACTTTGTATAAATCAGCAGATGCGAAACATATTGTGGTTGATAAAGAGGAGTTTTACACTGTTTTGATTAATGCTGGGCAAGATATTGCTGTTATGTCCTTTCGTGAATCATTCGCCACACCTTTTAGAAATGTAGTTAAGATTCTTAGATCTGAAGAACAACATGGATCTGATCTTTTATTAAATTATAATGGTGCTATTGATGTCTCCGGTGTTCGGTCTTCAGGAGTGATGCCAAAAAGTTATAAATGGGCCGATGGTTCTTTGGTCAAGCTAACGCAAGACTCGGTAATGTATAATATTAGAGGAAATGGAATGTGTGGTACTCTTTATTTGGGTAGTAATGGTCGTTTAAAGGGTGTACATGTTGCAGGTAGTGCTTCTTCCGGAGAAGGTATTTCTTTAATTTGGACTGATGCTTTGCGTAAAGATATTTTAGTTGCTTTGGATGATCGATTGCCTGTTTTACCTTTTCAGATGTCAGAGAAAGTCATAGAAAATTTTAGTGGAATTAAATTGGAAGGAAAAGAATTTATTTATCCGTCAACAAAGAGTGATATAGTTCCGTCGGATTTATATGGGATATATCCCGTATCTAGATCCCCTGCAAATTTGCAATTTAGCGGAAAATTCACACTTAAGGATATTGGGAAAAAATCATTTAAACCTGTGAAGGATGTGGATGTTTTTGAGTTAGGATTTGCTGAACAAGTTGTTGATAGTATAATAGCAGAATTCGATGATATCACATGGAAAGAAGTAGTCACCGGCAATGACAGTCTGGCTCCGTTAAATAAGGATTCATCGAACGGATATGGATGTAAGAAATTAAAGACAGATTATATAGATTTTGATAACGGGTGTTTACTCCCAGGTTTTAGACAAGATTTAGAACAATGGGAGAGTGATATTAAGAAAACTCTAGAGTATAGTGTTGAGGAAAATCCTCAGTGGTCTGAGGAGACTCTGCAAAAATTATATTGGGTCGAAGCTCTTAAAGACGAGTTAAGGAGTAATTCTAAGAATGGAGAACCACGGTCCTTTAGAGTAGGAACTATTTACTCACAAGTATTTACTAAAAGAATTTTTGGAAACTTTATTTCAAATATGATGTCCACTAGAGACTTCCATCAAATTATGATAGGTTGCAATCCTTATAAGGAATGGGATAATGTCTCCAAAAGTTTATCGATGTGTAAAGGAATCTGGGCTGGAGATGTGGCTAAATGGGATGGATCTATGTTGCCACAAGTGCTTCTATCTATCGCGAGATTATTGGCGCGTAAGTATCGTGGTTCTCATCCTGAGATGATTGAAATTCTTCTTGAGCATACTTTGCATAGCATTGTGGTTATTCAGGATGATAAGTTTATAACCACGCATTCTATGCCTTCAGGTAGTTATTTAACAGCTATGTTAAACAGTCTGGTAAATAAGTTTTATACAGCAATGTGGTATTATCGAACGTTGAAATTAAGTAAAGTTCAACCGACAGTAGAGCACTTTTGGTCTACAGTTGTAGACTTTGTGTATGGAGATGATAAGTTGAATGGTGTTATTGATAATACTTTAGGTTTAGACGCAATTTCAATGAGAGATTTTTTCGTGTCTATTGGTATGGATTTTACTGATTCGAAGAAACAACAAATTCAATCTCCTTTTCAAAGTTTAGAAGAAGTAACTTTTTTAAAGAGATCTTTTGTATGGCACACTGATTTAAAAAGAGTTATGTGTCCATTAGATTGGGACACTTTAACTTCAACATTATCGTGGGTTAATTGTAAAGGAGATGTTGATGTCATATTAAGAGACAAAATTCATAATTTTCAAAGGGAAATATATTTATACCCTGAGAGAGAGTCCCTTCTAGCTGATTTTTGTAAGAGAATGGAGGGTAGGAAGGCTTTTCAAAAGTTGCCAAAACCCTATTTATTCTCTTTATACGATAAGTATGTTGAGGATATTATATATTTTTAAGTTTAAACAATTGCCTTCTAATTTTTATATTTTTATAGATAAATTGTATATAAAAAGGGACGGGTTTAAATTTTAATAACAATTTTTCTCGGTTATCCTTAAGGGTACTATTAGGAGCCGTAAAAAGTATCACTGAAAATAAAAATAATGATGTAAATTCAAAAGAACTAAGTGTTCAAACTATTAATTTTACTAATTCTAATGATAGTAAAATTACAAATATCGATACAGTGGCTTCTAATTATTTTTCCACTTTAAAAACTAAATCAATTATAGAACCTCCTCAGAGGTATAATGCTTTTCCTGAGCTTAGGAATGTTCCCAAGGAGTTGGAGATGGACTTTTCGCGCATTTTGCATAAACCTTTCTTTGTTGAGAATATAAGTTGGCTTACCACTAACACTACTTTTACAGAAATAGGATTTGTGGATATACCTTCTGATGTTTTCGTTAGTGCTTTAGCTAAAATACCATTTCAAGCGTCTACTCTCTATCGATGTAAAATTTCCTTAATGTTGCAGGTGTCAGGAACTCCAATGCATCAAGGTATCATAGTTGCGTCTGCAATGCCGTTTCCGTTTCCCGGAACAGGAGGCTATTCATCAGGCACCTATTTGGTAGCGAATTCTTTAATTACTGCTCCTCATGTCTTTTTGAATGCTAATGAAGGTACGGCAGTTATGTTAGAAGTTCCCTTCTTTTATAACTCTCCTTTGGCTATGTGTCAATTTGAGGGTGAGACAGTTAATGATCCTAATTGGGATATAGATTTTGCTCGTGTCTCATTTTATGTTATGAATCCATTGTTTGCTCCAACTGGAGCTTCTAGTACGTTGACTATTTCTGTTTATGCCATGTTTACTGCATTGGAGTTTTATGTTCCGCACACAGAACCTACATGGACTCCACTTTCTACTTTTACTACAGAAGGTTTGGTAGATGATTTGCGTATGGCTGCAACCAAAGCAATAGATGGAGTTTTCAGGGTCTCTAGAAATTTTGTTGGAGACGTTTTGGACACAGGAAGAGCAGCAGTAAGGCATTTTACTGGATTGCATTCTCCTAATTATCCTGAATTGATTCAAAAAGATAGTGTTGTTTTACGTCAAAACAATAACTCGGTAGATTGTGCCACGCAATATGAGAAGTTAGATCCCTTCTTTAAGTTTGATAGAATTATGCGTGACCACTTCTTTGATACAACATTAGATGAGATGTCTGTTCGCGAAATTCTATCAAAACCACAACTTATAGGACGGTTTGGAGTAACAAACTCTAACCCTGCAGGAACTCTCTTGTGGTCTAGACCTATAACACCTTTGCAGGAGGGGTATACTGTTATAGCTATTGATAATAATCCAGTCACTCCTCCAGGTAGCCTGAATACTCCTATTGGGTCTACATTGCAACGAACTCTTGCTTTGATGTCCCGTTTTTGGAAGGGAGGGCTTAAAATCCATATTCAGGCTTCTATGTCTAATTTTCATTTTTGTAAGTTAACTATTGCTAGAAATTATAGTACAGCCACACAACAATATAATGGTTATCCAGACTTCGATGACGTAAATAATTTACTTACAGAGGTTATTGAATTTTCAGGTGGTGGCCAGATTCAGACAGTTACTTTACCTTATTGTTCTGCCTTGTCTCAATTACCGGTAACAGCGGATTTTAGGATGAATAGTATGCAACATGGTATGTATTACATATATCTGAATCAGCCTTTAGTTACGAATGGGACGGTGTCCCCTAGTATTTCTTTCAATGTTTACTTGTCGGTTGATGATGATTTTGAATTATATGGGTACTCAACATTACCTTTAGGAGTGGTAAATATTCCCGGTGTTAATGATGTGGCTGATTCCTTTGAGGAAGTTGCTGAATTTACAGCGGAATCTCAGGCTACTGTGGTAGTTAATGAACAGACAGATGTTTTGCTTAACGCCCATCAAGATGAGCAACCTGGAGATCTTGTGGAACATAGACCTATTTTGTCGGTTCGAGATTGGATGAGAAGAAATTATTCGGTTCTCAACCAAAGTTATAATTATGCTAATTTAGCTAATTCTAATGGAACGTTGTCTTATGATATAAATTCTTTATTCGGTTCGACCAGATATTATAATTTTACTAATACTCCGGTAGCAGTAGGAACAACTATGTTTAATATGAGCAACTTAGCTATTTTAAGGCGTTTGTTTTTAGGGTATAGAGGCGGTTTTAAATTTAAAATTGTAATAACTGGTTCTTCCATAGCTAAAGCCTACTATTTACCTCCTGCAGCATTTTATAATTCTCCTGACGGTTCTTGGATCCAGTCATTCCCAATACCGTTGACTGCCACACAAGGAGGATATGCGGCTTTTATGGCAGATATATCTCAACAGTATGCCGCAGTTAATCCAGTTCTAAATGGAAAACGATATAGAACTGCTCAAACTGTTTGTATGGAACGTCCTAATTATGTTATACCTACTTTTAACGACGTTCCGTCACCACCCGGTAGCGGTCTAACAGCCGCGTCTTGTATTATGGAATTTGAGGTTCCTTATATGGCCCCTTATCGATTTATGGGACATGCTACAGATTATTGGGTTTCTGACGCTAGCAACGCTCCAGCAGCCTCAGATATGGGATCAATTGTTTTAAACGTTGTTCCCAATACAGGATCTCCCTTAACTAGTTTTAATGTTGAGATCTTTATGTCCATAGACGATACGGCTCGCCTAGGATACCAGGTATTTTCTCCACCAGTTTTGATTCCTTGTTTAACAAATGGTGCAATGGCCGTGCCGTATACAGATACTACAGCAGCTCGTAATGTAACGGCTAATCAAACAATCTCGACTACTTGTCCAGCTTGTTATTATTCTGC